GAGCGACGGCTGAAGCCAGACAACCCAGCCAAGACTGAGTTTTCCGCCACCTCACAAACCCTCTGGACTTCCCTCATCCTATCCACCTATACACCCACACTTATGCACGAAGCCTCTTTATTTTGTCCGAGAGGGTGGGACTTATCCCGCGTCGCGGCTAACCCGTCCGCCCTGCCCCTCTTTTTTTTGGAAGATCGGGTGGGACTTATACCGAAAGGAAACAGCCATGAACGATCTGCCAGCCCTTCTCTATCTCGCCGGAACCCTTGCGCTCGTCATTTACAGCGCGTGGGACATGGAACGCCCGACGCCGCGCCGTCCGAAAATCGGCCGCTTCGGTATGGAGAGGATTTTCGGCGCATGAATACAGAGCGGAGCCGTTGCATTTGGAACCGTCGCGGACTTTGCATTTTCCGCGTCGTCGAAATGAACTGCGTCGCGTATGAAGTCCGCCTGTTGGGGCGGCTCATCTACGAGGCGGACACTTTCGGCGGCAGCCGCCGATTTTGCCACGCCCTTCAACACCCGAAGAGGTGGTAACCATTGCACACGCCCGACGGCGCGCCGGGTGAACGGAAAAGCGCGCCACCCATTTTCAACCACCAAGCCCAAACGGGCAGAAAGAGAAAACCCAAGATGCAGACGAAGAAGAAGACGAAGAAGCCGACGGCAGCGCCGACGAACGCCGACGAGCCGAAGGAGGTCGTGTGCCGCTTCCGTCCGTCCGAACTGGACGCGATGAAGCACGACACCGGGGCGGAGAAGGACGGGGCGGCCGTCGCCGCATACGTGCGCAAGAGGATGCGCCGGGAATCCGTCGCCGCATAAGGGCCGAAGCCATGAGCGCCGACAACCGAATCATGACAGACGCCGAGGTCGCCGAACTTTTCGGCATTTCGACGAAAACCCTCCAGCGCCGCGTCCGGCGTCCCGCCAAGGGCGAGATCGACCTCAACCGCGCGGAGCCCGGAGTGATCGGGGGCCGCCGCTTTTGGGTACGGTCGAAAGTCGAGGCGCTTGCCGGACTGAAAGGGACGAAATGAACATCGCGGAAATCATGGAACGCGACATCGAAGCCGCGCGGCGCGACACCAACTGGGACGCGAACGCGGAGAAGATCGCGGCGCGCGAACGCCGGACGGCCAAAGAAGACCGCTGGGTGATCGCGCTTGTCGTCGCCGTCATTATCGGGGCGGCGGCGCTGGCGTGGTACGTCTATCGCGCCGGGTTGACCCTCGAAGACGTGGGGCTTTTGTAAACCGCCCGAACGGGCACAAGAAAGGACAGACACATGAATCGGAAGGAATACATCGACGCGCTGGACGGAGTGTACAAGCGCGTCAAGGAACTGCGGGACGCCTTTGGCTTGATCCGCTTGACGGACGCCGAGCCAATGGAAGACGACCGCCGGAAGAAGACCGCGAAGATGATCGACGACCTCGCCAACCGTCTTTACGAGGACGGCGCCATTTCGTCGCGAATCGCGGCGGACAACGCGGCGGCCGGCAAGGGCGAACAGGACGACCTCTTCGACGACGCCGCGCGCAAGGCGGCGCAGAAAGCGGCGAAGAAGAAGCCGGACGCCGAGGTCGTCGAAGTCCAACCGCTTGCGCTGCCGGAGCCGAAGTGCGTCCACTTCGACGAGACGAAGAACGGCTGCGGCCACAAGGACGCCGACTGCGCGGAGTGCGCGAACTGCGACGGCAAGAGCCGCGAGTGCACTAATTTTTCGCTGACGCCGCCCGAACCGAAGAAGCCGACGGCGAAGAAAGCGGCGAAGCCCAAGAAGACCGCCAAGGGCAAGAAGCCCGGCAATAAGAAAGGCGGCAAGTAATGAGCGACCAGCCGGAAAAGATCGCGGCCGAGAAGCCGACAAACTACAAGGCCGCTTGTGCCGCGTTTCTCAAAGCGCAGGCCGAGTTCCAGCCGATCCAGTTCGACAAGGAGAACCCGCACTTCCACAGCAAGTACGCGTCCCTCCAAGCCATTCTCGCCGCGACGCGGCCGGTGCTGAATAAGAACGGCATCGCGCTGACCACGCGCACCCGCGTCCAAGGCGAGACAATCGTCGTCGAGACCTACCTCATCCACGACGGGGTTGCGTTTGTCCGGGCCGCGTGGCCGGCTGGTAAAACCACGACACCGCCGCAACAGTTGGGAAGCGCGCTGACCTACGCGCGCCGCTACACGTTGCAATCAGTCCTCGGCGTGGCGGCCGACGAAGACGACGACGCGAACGCCGCCACTCCTACACAGAAACAGGAAAAGCCGAACAACGGCTACACGTTCTAAACGAGGAACAACACCATGAACAAACCCGAATACATCATCGACATCCCGGCGGACGAATACCACGCCGCGACCAAGGCGAACGAGTACACGACCTCGCACCGCTTGCAACTCTTCCGCCGCTGCCCGGCGCTCTACTTCAAGCACATCTCCGGCGAGATCGTCGAAGCGGACACCGCCGCGTTCACGTTCGGACGCGCAACACACACGCTGGTCATCGAGGGCCCGGACAAGTTCGACGCCGAGTACGTCGTCGCGGACGGCCCGGTGAATCCGAAGACGAACGCGCCCTACGGCAAGACGACCAAGGCGTACCTCGACTGGGCGGCGCAACAGACGCGCCCGGTGATCGGGAGCGAAGACCACGCCCTGTTGCTGAAAATGCGCGACGCGGTTTTCACCCACGACACGGCGCGCGAGATTTTCGCGGCCGGTTTCCCGGAGGCGACCATGCGGACGACGTGGCTCGACGAGCCCGTCCAAATCCGGGCCGACTGGTACGACCCGGAACGGAACCTGATCGCGGACTTGAAGACGTGCGCCGACGTTGACCGCTTCCAGTACGACGTGCGCGACTTCGGCTATGTCCACCAGTTGGCTTTTTACGCACAGGTCGCGGCGAAGGTGAGCGGCAAGCCGCTCCCGGAGTGCTGGCTCGTCGCCGTCGAGAAGCGCGAACCGTTCCGCGTCGCCTGTTTCGTGATTTTGCCCGGCACGATTGAGGAAGCGAACAACGGGGCCGGCGGCAAGTTGGGCCTCGGCAACTGCGCGGCGCTCGAAGAGTTGAAGGACTGCCGGGCGAAGAACCTCTGGCCGACGCGCTACGAGGGCTACGGGCAGATTTGACCCACCAAAGGAGAACAACAGAAATGACAACGTACAAGGCACACGGGAAACTCGTCCTCATCGGGGCGGCGCAAGAGTTCGCCAGCGGCTTCAAGTCGCGGCGCTTTGTCGTCGATAATTCGGAGAACCCGAACTTCAAGAGCCCGGTCGAGTTCCAGTTGAAGAAAGACCACGTCGGCGACATTGAGGGCTACCAGCCCGGCGAATCCGTCGACGTCACGTTCTCGATCGACGGCCGGCAATGGGACGGGCCGAACGGCACCAAGTTCTTTGCGGACTTGACCGTTTGGAAGATCGAACGCGCGGCCGGCAGCACGGCGGCACCCGCACAGCCGACGGCGACCGCAACGGCGACGACTGGCGGACAGTCCATGCAGACGGCGGTCGAGACGTGGAAGAAATACCACGGCGACGACAAGGCCGGCTTCGGCGAGTTCTGTAAGAACTTGAAGCCGGGCAAGAAGTCCAGCGAGTACACGTCCGCCGACTGGGGCGAAATTGTCGCCAAGTTGGAAGAGGAAGCCAATGCCGCCGCCAAGGGCGACGACTTCGACGACATCCCGTTCTAATCACCACCGGGGCGCGGCGTGGCGTCACTACGCGAAAGCCACGCGAATCCTTGCCGCGCCGCGCCCCATTTTGAAAGCCGACAAATGTTCATAGACAGACTCGGATATTATCGCGACCGCTTTGGACTGGTACACAGGCAGATCGCGAACGAATGGTGGACGCGTCACTTCGGCGTTTCGTTGCCGCAAAACATCGTCGTCCACCATATCAACGGAAACCGCCTCGACAACCGCGTCGAGAACTTCGCATTCGTGACGAGATCGGAACACCGCGCCATTCATTGCGCGCTTGCCGGGCTGAAAATCGGCGACGAGATCGTGAAGAAAGACAAGGCACACGTTCGCGAATACAACCGCACCTATCGCCTGTCTCACATCGACCACATCCGCGAACTTAAACGAAACTGGGAAAGGAAACACCGCCGTGAACTCAAAGCAAGAGGAGCCAAAGTATGAGCTGGAAAAGCCGCGCTATTCGATGCACCTTTTCGCCGGGGGCGGCGGCGGAATCCTTGCCGACCTTCTCGAAGGAATCCAGCCCGTCCTCGCCGTCGAAATCGAGGACTTCCAGCGAACAATCCTCGGCCTCCGTTTCCCCGACCTGCCATTGTGGGACGACGTTTGCACCTTCCGCGAAGACAACCCCGAATGCGCCGAAGCCGTCGCCGAACTCAAAGCCCACCGCGACGACCTTGTCATTGCCGGGGGCTTCCCTTGCCAAGATATCTCTTGTGCTGGAAAAGGCGCGGGACTACGCGGCGCGCGAAGCGGCTTGTTCTATGAGTACGCGCGGATCGTTCGCGAAGTTCGACCCCGTTTCGTATTCGTGGAGAATTCCCCTTTTCTTATTTGCCGGGGAGTTGAGTCGGTACTCGGGGAAATGGCCGCGCTGGGGTATGATGGTGCGTGGGGAGTGCTATCGGCTGCCGACATGGGCGGACGGCACAAGCGCGACCGATTTTGGGGAACGTTCCGGCGACGCGATTGACAAGCCGCGAATGTTCGGCACGGCGACGTGCCGAAATATGCCGCGCTCGTCAAAGTACAGAAGAACTACACCGAATCTCGGCGAACTACTGGAAGAAGAACTCAAAAAACTATCAGAATCGGCCCCGTGGCCGACGCCTACGGCGAAGGGAAACGGAAACCGCTCGGAGTACGGCGGGAAGTCCGGCGACGGAATCGACACAGCGGTCAAACGTGCCGAAGGAATCCTCAAGCCGACGCGCGAAGAATCGGCCACGGGGCCGACCCCGACGTGCGCAGGACTGGACGGCGGGAGCCATTCGCGAAAGGCGGCGAAGAATCGCGGTCGCTACATCCCGAACTCGGTGTCGGCCTGGCCGACACCCACCGCACACGCGGCGAAACATACAACGCCGACAGAAAAACCACGCGACGGCTTGAACTACGCGGTCGAACGCGGGGCGACGAAGAGCCACCAATACCCGACAATAGGATGCCACAACATGGGCGGATGTTCCGGCTCATTCGGTAAAATCAAACACCTCGTCGAGATCGGGCGGCAGCCGCCCGAAGACGCGCGCGCAATGGCCGGCGGCATGAAGTGCGCGCCCAATTTGGGCTGGCTGAATCCCGACTGGATAGAATGGCTGATGAACTGGCCGCAGGGCTGGACAGACCCGGACGCGACCGAGCTTGTTTGGCTGTTGCCGGAAGACGACCCAGCCGACCTTGCCCCGGACGCGGACGGGTACGTTCCGCGAATCACCAGCCGCAAGGAATACCGAATCAAGCGGGTCGAGACTTTGGGCAACGGCCAATTCCCGCTGACCGCCGTCGCCGCTTTTATTTTTGGCCGTGCCATTTTGGCCGCCGCACTCACAAAGGAGAACCATGACACAGCAGACAACGTTTGAAGACACGAACCCGGAATACGCGGCCTTCGTCGAGAAGTTCAAGCCGAAGAAAACCACCGACGACTGCTACACGCCGGAGAACATCTACAACGCGGTCGCGGACTGGGCGGCGAAGAAGTACGGCTTCGACCGTGCGCAGATCGTCCGCCCGTTTTGGCCCGGCGGCGACTTCGAGCGCTTCGACTATCCGAAGGACTGCGTCGTGCTGGATAATCCGCCATTCTCCATTATGGCGAAGATTTTGAAGTTCTACAACCGGGAGCGGATCCGCTATTTCCTGTTCGCGCCGGGCTTGACCCAGTTCTCCATTGCCGCCAGCGGCGGGACGAACTTTGTCGCGGCCCATTGCTCGATCACCTACGCGAACGGGGCGAACGTGCGGACGTCGTTCAACACGAACATGGGCGACTATCTCATCGAGACGGCACCCGACCTTCACGCGCTCATCGATCGGCTCGACAAGGCGAACCAGCGCGCCGACAAGAAGGAACTGCCCCGGTATGAGTTCCCCGACTGCGTAATCACGGCCGCCCGTTGCGGGTACTTGACCGTTCACGGGGCCGACTTCCGGGTGAAGCGGAGCGACGCCTGTTTCATTCGGAAACTTGACGCCATGAAGACCGACGGATCCGGCATTTTCGGCGGGGGCTTTTTATTGTCCGAGAACGCCGCCGCCGAACGCGCGCAAGCGGAACGGACTGCCGCCGAGAACGCCGCCGCCGAACGCGCGCAAGCGCTTCGCGAACGGAGAAGCGCCCGTCAACGCGAACGGCGCGATTTGCTGGGAACTGTCCCCGCGCGAACGCGAACTGCAGAAACTTCTCACCCCGAAAACCTAAACCCGAAACCAAGAAAGGACGACAAAGTGACCAACCTGTATTTCACATTTGCGGCACATCCGCCGCGCCCGGACGGGACGCACGTCGTGCGAATGTACATGACCGTCGGCGCCCCGACGTTGACCGACCACCCCGGCGACGAGCGCAAGGCAATCCGCGACGTGCGGAAGATCGTCGCCGACATTTGCGACCGGGCGAACAAAGACCCGCGAAACGACGAGGGGCTTTTGTGCGACGCCGAAATGCCGGCCGAAGCCGACCCCATTTTCCTCTTCGCGATCGGCGTCACGTTCGACCACGACGCGAAACTTCCGACGTACAAGCAGATCGGCTACCGGCCGCTGTACAAGTACCGCGACTTCGCGCGCGTGGCGTCCGTCGCGATGGAACTCTACGGGTACATCTACGGGCTTCTCCGCGACCGGGAGCACGACAACCGGGCGGCGTTTCACTTGCCGAAGTTCAAGCCGGACAGAATCACCATCGAACACGCCCACGAGAAGTTCGACGAGTTCGCCGCGAACGTTCGACACCCGCACACGGCGTACCTCGTCAACAAGATCCGCTTCAACTGTCCGCACCAGCGGAACGGCTACTGCAGCCCGTGCGTCCCGAATTGCCCCTGCTGCACGAACGGCCGGTGCGAGGAAATGACCGCCGCGAAGATCGAAAGCAAGGTGAACGACGCGAAGTTCGCCGCCATGCTGCCGAAGATCGGGGGGAAGAAATGAAAATCACCGCGCACATCGACGGGAAGCCCGTATACGTCAAAACGTACAACACCGACGGCACTTCGACTGAATCGTCAATCGTCCGGGCGCGCGCCATGCACAACCTCGACGTTTCGGCGCGCAGAATCGCGGACGCGCTCGAAAAGATCGCGAACCAGCCGAAGCCGGAGCCGATCGACTTGAACGGCCTCGCCAACTTTGTCGCGAAACTTCCGCTCACCCTCACGATGAAAGGCCCGGAAGCATGAACACGAACCCGAACGCAGACCCGTTCCACGAAAAGCGCGACGCCGAAGCCGTCGCCGAAGCCGAGCGCGTGGCGAAGACGACCCGCGCCGACTGCCGCGAACTGGCGCGCCTGTTGCGTTTCGACGCCGACAACATGGACGACCCGGACGCGGCCCTTCGCGTTATCCGGGCCGCCGAACTTCTCGAAACGTCCGACTGGTTCAACGTCGAGGAACTTCTCACCGTCGCCGAAGCCATGCGCGCGAACGGCTACACCGTCGCCGACGGCTTCACCATGCGCCGACGGCTGGACGACTGGCACCTCATCCGGGCCGACTTGCGGCCGACGTTCGCCGCGTACTTTCGGGACATTCCGAACGGGGGTGCGAAATGATCGCCCATGTCGTCGAATACGACGTCGCGTCCTACGACTATAAGGCGAAGTTCCGCTGCCGTCAATGCGACAACCCGGTCGACCAGTTCGACAAGTTCTGCCGGAACTGCGGCCGGAAATTGGAACCGATCGGCTTCCCGTTCCATTTCACGAAGGGCGAGATTTGCGCCATTCTGTATATGGCCGCGAACGACGGAATCCTTGCGCGTCTCGAAGGACTGCGTCCGGGAATCGGCGACCATGACGACGCCGACCCCTTCCGTTGCGTCCACTTTTTCGACAAGTCAAAACTGGAGAAAAAGAAATGACCGCCGAACAGAAACTCCGCACCGCGAAGAAATGCGCCGAAGCGAACGCCGACCTCGCCGCACACTACCGCCGCGAACTGTTGCGAATCGGCGTCACCACACAATGCCGCCACACCTACAACCGGGTCGCGGCAATCTTCAAGGCGAAACACGCCGACGACCTTTTCGAGATCGCGAAGCGGGAGGGCGCCGTATGATCCGCGTCCTGCTCAATATCACCCCGCCGACCGCGACCGCCCAACAGAAGGGCGTCTTCGTGCGGAACGGCCGCGCGCACTTTTTCACGAAGGAGAAAGTCCGCGACGCCGAGGCGTTCCTGTCCGGGCTGCTGGCGCCCTACGCGCCGGCCGAACCCATGCACGGGCCGGTGTACTTCCAAGCGCGCTGGTGCTTCCCTTATCGGAAGAGCGAACGGAAGTCCGTCGTCCGCGCCGGGCTCGAAGTCCCGCACACGTCCCGCCCCGACCTTGACAACCTCGAAAAGAATCTGCTCGACGTTCTCACGCGCCTCCGCTTTTGGGACGACGACAGCCAAGTGTTCACCAAGTCCACGGCGAAGGTTTGGGGGCCGTCCGGCTACCTTGCCATTGCCGCGAAAACCGAAACCGAACTGTTCAACATGAAAGGAACCAACCAATGAAAGTACCGAAAACCGAGAACGGCCGGAAAATCTACATCGCCGGCCCAATGCGCGGCTTGCCAGACTTCAACTATCCGAAGTTCAACGCGGTCGAAGTCGAACTCGCCGTGAACGGCTGGAACGTCGCGAACCCGGTGAAGATCGGCGAGAAGTTCGGGACGACCGAAGAGATAAACGGAAGCGCCGCCCTTCTCGAAGCCGTCCTGCAGTCAGAATTGCTGGCCGTCAAACAGGCGGACGCCATTTTCCTGTTGCGCGGCTGGCAACATTCCGAAGGGGCGAAGAAGGAACTCGCCGCCGCGCTCGAATCCGGGGCCGAAATCTACCTCGAAGAGAACGACGCGCCGGCCTACGACCCGAACCTTGTCGGCTACATCCGTTCGACGATCAACGACGCCTTCGACAGGTGGAGCCGTGCCGACGACAAGTTCAAGCGCACGGACGGAGCGCTTCAACTGGCGGTCAAGGCAAGCGACGAAGCGCGCGCCGAGGTCGAGAAACTGGGTGCCGAAATGAGCGCCGCGAAAAAGTACATCGAGGGGGCGAAGAAATGACCGCCCGGAAGATCGCGAACGCCATCTGCGTTTTCGTCGCCGTCGCGTCCGTCCTGCCGCTGCTGGCGATCGCCCTGCCCTTCGCCGCCGCTGTTTGGGCCTACAACGAAACCGACGACGAATGAACCCGCCGCCGCTACCAGTTCGGAACATGACGCGCTGGGACTTCTACGGAGTCCTGTTTGTACACTTCCCGGCGGAATGGCCGTGGGAGAAAGCGCGCGCCGAACTGGAGCGGCTCATTCGACGGATCGGCGAAACCCAAATCACCCCGGTGACCATTTGGATGGCGCTCCGGGCCGAGGAACAGCGGATCCGCGACAACTGGCCGCCGGAAATGCGACGCCGCGAACTGGAAAAGACAATAGCCGAATGGCAAGCGCGGCGCGCCGTCCTACGGGCGAAACGGCTGGCCGAGATCGCCGCCGAGAAAGCCGAACAAGCCGCGAAAGCGGACTGGAGTTTTTGAACCATGACAGAACCAACACCAACACCGAAGCCGAAGACACCGAGCGCGAGTGACGACGAAACAGTCGTTCTCGCGTCCATGATTTACGAGAAGACCGCCGCGTTTACGGCGAAACTTTGCTACGCCGCGAAACTTGACCCGGAGGCCATGTTCACGGACACGAAGACCCGCGACAACTACTTCGCATTGAAGCACCAAGGGCCGTCGATTTTCGCCGGGTATTTGTCCGGCGTCCCCGTCGAGCATATCGCGGCCGCCGACGACCTCGAAAACAGGATCCGGCGAATCGTCCGCCGCTACAAGCGGAAACTCGCCGAAACCGACCGCACCCTTGACACGTTCGAGACGCCGGGCCCGGACAAGGACGACCCCGACTGCCTGTTTCAAAACCGCTGGCTCCGCCGTGGCGCTTGCGGGGCAATCGTCAGCACGTCCGGCGTCGGCAAATCGTCGTTCAGTATGCAAGCGGCGACCGTTTGGGCCGGCGGCCAAGAGTGCCTCGGCGTCCGTCCCCTGCACCCGCTCAAAATCGGGGTGTTCCAAAGCGAGGACGACGAATACGACGTCGCGAACTTCCGCGACCGAATCCGCATAGGGCTGGAGAAGGAACTCGGCTGGACGGCCGACCAAATCCACCAAGCCGAGAGCCGGGTGACGTTTTGCGCGCTGGACGGTTCGACCGGGGCCCGTTTCGTCGAGTACGTCCGGCAGAAACAGACCCTCCACCGCTTCGACCTCATCATCATCAACCCCCTCTTCGCCTTTTTCGGGGCGGACTTGAACGAGGGCGCCAAAATGACCGAGTTCCTGCGGCACGGAATCGACCCGCTCATCAAGGCCGAAGAGACGAAATGCGGCTGTATCATCATCCACCACACCGGGAAACCGAACCGCGACGCCATGCAGCAGGGCGACGTTTTCAAGGCGTACCTCGGCAGCGGTTCCGGCGAGTTCACGAACTACATCCGCTCGGCGCTGGTAATCACCCCGTGGAACAACGGCAAACTGGCCGGCGTCTTCGACTTGATCGCGGCCAAGCACGGCGACAAGTTGGGCTGGCGCGACGCCGACGGCAAGCCGACGACGAAGAAGACGGTCTGCTACGCCAACCGCCTCCCGGAGTACGCCGACACCGGGCTCATCTTTTGGGTCGAGCCGGACGAGGCCCAGTTCGCCGAATTGAAGAAGAGCGCCACGGCGAACGCCAAGACGAACCCGTCCGCCCCTGCCGTCGCCCCGGAAGAGCGATGCGCACAAATCCTCGCCGAACACATCCGCAAGGCGTGGACGGCCACCATGCGCCCGACGAACGCCGACAAGGGACAGCGCGACTGGGTGATGAAGATAAGCGGCACGGGCTTTACCCGTTCGACGCGCGGCAAGGTGTACGACACCATGCTCGACCAGCCCTACCGCTGGAACCTTCAAGTCGTCAAGCCGAACAACCGGGGCAACGGCTACCTCGTCGGCACGTCCGGCGACGACAACCAGCCCGACGACCTCAACCCCGAACAGGAGACCCTCATATGAGCCAGCCCGACTTCGACGGCGTTTACCGCACCCGCCCGGCGGACGGAGTTTTCCCCCGTAAACAGCGCGACGACGTTTCCTCCCAACTTCCTCCCAAGTTCGCTCCCAAGCGCCGCTCCTCCCAACCTCCCAAGGGGGCAACCTCCCAACCTCCCAAGGGAACACCCCCCGTAGGGGGGGGTGTTTCCTTTGGGGAGGGTGATTTGGGAGTTTCCCCCGCCCCCGGAACCCCCGTGGGAGGAAAGTTGGGAGCAAGTGGGAGTAAGCGGAGCCGGAAGCCGAAGAAGCCGCCGTTCGTAATCATCGAGGACACCCGCGAAAACACCCCCCTCACCGACTGGCCGGAAGGGGCCGCCGTCGTCGAGAAGGGACTCGACACCGGGGACTATTCGATCGAGGGCTTGGAAAACTGCTTCACGATCGAGCGGAAAAGCATAACAGACCTCGCCGGAACCATGATCGGCGGATATGAGCCCAACACCCAAAAGCCGAAAAAGCGGTTCAACAACGAACTGGAGCGGATGCGGCACTTCGACTGCGCCGCCGTCATTGTGACGGCCACCCCCGCCCAGTTGATCGAGTTCCGCCACCATTGCGGAATGGACGCCCACGCCGCCCTTTGGAACTTCGGGCTGGCCGTCTTCGCGTCCTACGGCATCCCCGTCTTCCCCTTGACGGACGAAAAGACCGCCGCCCGGTGGATTTACGACCTCGCCCGGCACTACATCCACGTCCGCACGAAGAAGAACCGCAGCCGCGAAGACCGCGCGAAACAGATCGCCGCCGACTGGAAGTTTTGACACCGCCGCTAATGGCGGAGAACCTACACCCATGAATGATAACCGCTTGCCATAATTGCGAATACAACCGCCGGGGCGCCATGCTCGAAGCCATGCTTCCCGGACGGCCGAAGAACGCCAAGGTCGCCACCGCGAAAGAGACGCTGGCGCGCTTTTTCCTGTCCCAATGTAAGAACTGCAAGCGGGGGACACAGCACGACGACATCCGAATCCAGCACAGCCCCCACAACCGGGACGAACTCACCCGCTCCACAATCCAGCCGCCGGCCGAACCCTGCACAGCCCTTCCCGAATCCGTCGAAGACACCCTCCGCCGCTTGCTTTGCACTATCACGGGGCTCGACCTGCTGGACGCCCTGCTGCTGCTGCACGTCGCCAAGGGCGGGACGCCTGGCAACTTCGGCCGGACATTGAACGCCGCCCTCAAGGAAGCCGGGACATACGGGGAAGCCATGAGCCGGGCCACGTCCAAGGCCAAGTGGGACGCCATGTGCCGGAAGTTCGCACCCTTCAAAGCCCTGCGGTCGTGGGGAATCGGACACGGCGGACGGACAGCCGAGGACGACGACGACGACCAGCCGAGTTATCAACAGGCCGAGATGGAGTTCGCCAACCCATGAAATCCACCAGCCGAGACAATCGCACAGGACGCACGAGAACGGGCCTACAAGCCCTTCGCGCGAAAGACGACCGACGAGCCGGACGGGAAACGCGGAAGCCGCGTGGCTTGCCTACGCGCGGCTGGCGACCTTTGGACGGGGAGCAGGTACTGTCAGCGGGAGGGCGCCGTGGGTCACACCGACGAAGCCAGCGCACTCTTGCTCGTCACGTTTTTTGGGCGTCCGTTTAGGGGATAATCGCGAGAAATTGCCGACTATGGCGTTATTTGATACCAGCACCGAAGAAGAGGAACAGCCCGTAAACACGGGAAAAACCGCGATGCGCTGCCACACGGCGCGCGGAAAGCGCCTCTTTGACGTGCGGCGGTTCAATTCCGAAGCCGCCCTGCTTGACGCCGCCCCGTGGCACTTCGCCGCCGGCCAACTCTACCACGTCATCAGCGGGGGCGACTGCGACGCCCTCACGTTCCTGCGGCACGTAATCCGGCAACAGCGGCTGGAGTTCTGCCTCGTTTCGTCATGGTGCTACGGCGTCGAGGACGTGACCGAAATGGGCGGCTGGCTGGATAAGGGGCTGGTCGGCCGGTTCGACTTCTACTGCGGGGAGATCGCCAAGGCGTCCTACGCCATGTGCGCAGCGGAACTCGGCGAGATCGCCCGGAAAGGCGGCGGACGGCTGGGAGTTTTCCGCAATCACAGCAAAGTGATGGCTTTTTACGGCGAACGGTTCGACGGGGCCATACTTTCAAGCGCAAACGTCAACACGAACCCGCGAACCGAGAACACGGTGATCGACTGCACGACGGACGCCGCGGACTTCTACCGGGCGTTTTTCGACGACATCCACCCCTTCAACTACAAAGATTTTCCCAATTTTCGACCATTTCAGCGGAAAAGGCGCGCAAAATGAGCGAAGAAACCCTCCAAACCATTGAAGAATGCGGCGCGGCGCTCATGCCGATCGCGGAAACGTGCCAAATCGCGGAAATCAGCCCGGACGCGTTCGAGAAGGACGACGCGGCCCGGAGAAGGTACGACAAGGGCGCGCTTAAGACCCGTTTCGCCGTCCGGCAAGCCGTCGTCAAGTTGGCAAAGGCCGGAAACCCGCAAGCGCTCAAAACCTACGAGGAAATGGCGGCCGAAGTCAAGGCGGAGCGCGACGGAACGGCCGGATCCGCCGCCGACGACGAGTTCGCGAACTTATGAACAGCCAACCAGCCAGCCGAATCTACGCGGAAGAGGAAGCCGCCGACATTTTGCGGCGGGGCGGCAGCACCCGCGCGACCGCGAAGACCGTCCGCTGGCTGCTGCAACAGAACGGAGCCCCGGCGCGGCCGGACTTCCAAGTTGACCTCGACGCGCTGGCGGACTATTTGCGGCGGGTTGCGAACCGCAAGGCGCGGGGACTGAAAGCGGTCGCCGCCCTTTTCGACAAGATCGTCCCGGAACGGGCGAAGCCGCGCGCCCTCACTTACGCCGAGCGACAGGCGAAGAGCCGGGCGAAGTCCAGCCACAACGACATCAAGGCCGACCTCGACGCCGCAATAGAGGGGATCAACTGGAAGAGCCGCCGCAGGGCGGAACGCGACCTCGTTTACTTCCTCAAAACCTACTGCACCGGGGAACCGAACGAGGGCGCGTTCCTCGAAACGCCGCCGCCGGCCGAAATGCTGGTGATCGTCAAGGTATTCGAGACGAGCGTCGGCCGTGCGGCTATCCCGTTCCACATCCGAATGCCGCGCGGCATGGGGAAGACCGCCTACACGAAAGGCGCGGCGAAATGGGCGATGGCGACCGGCCGGCGGCACTTCCTTGTCGCCGTCGCCGCGAACAGCGACAACGCCGAGAACATCATCGAGGACATTTACGCCGGAATCACCGAGAACCCGAACTTCGTCCGGGACTGGCCGGAGGTTGCGATCCCGTTCCTCAAACTGGAGGGGGCGTATCAGCGCGCGAAGACACAGAAGTACCACGGCGAACCGACCAAGCCGTCGAAGTCCGGCGGCAAGATCGTCCTGCCGACAATCCGGGATCCGCGAACCGGCCGGCTGTTTCCGTCGTCGGGCGCCATTCTCGAAGCCGTCGGCTTTTCGTCCGGGGCGCGCGGCAAGGGCAAGATGACCCTGCGCCCGGACTTCCTGTTCCTTGACGACTTGCAGAACGACGACAACGCCGAGAGCGAAACGCAGGTCGCGAAGATCGTCCGCAAAGTCCGGCGCACGTTCATGGGCCTCGGCGGGAAGAAGACGATGGCCGCCGTCATGACCTCGACGCCGATCGAAGCCGACGACGTTTCCGAGACGTTCGCGAAAGACCGGGGCTGGAAGACCAAGACCTACAAAATGCTGATCGCGTGGCCGACGTGCCACGACCCGACCGCGAAGTACGACGACGACCACCCGAAGCCGCACGACTGGTGGGAGGACTACGCCGACGTTCGCGAGGAAGCGAAGAACAACGACGAAGACCCGAACGTGGCCGGCAACCGCTTCTACATGAAGCACCGCAAGGAAATGGACGCCGGGGCGAAAGTCCTCAACCCGAACCTCTACGACCCGGACACGGAGAAGAGCGCGCTCCAACACGCGATGAACCTGCTGTTCCGCGACGGGCTCGAAACGTTCATGAGCGAACGGCAGATGGAACCGCCGCGCAACGACTACGCGTTCGAGTTGACGCCGCGCCTCATCCTCAAACGCGTCCGGCCCGGAATCCCGTCGCGCTACGTCATGCCGGGAACGGTGCTGACCCTTGCGACGACGGACATCAACCCGGCCTACGGCTTGACGACGACGGTCACGGAATACGACATCAACCTCGTCGGGTTTGTCACCGCCTACCACGTCACGCCGTGCAAAATCTCCAGCAAGTTGCCGGACGAACAGTTCAACGACCGCGTCCACGAAGCCCTCGCGCGAACCGGGCGCGAGATCGCGCGGCTCGGCTTGAAGATCGACCGCTGGGGAATCGACGCCGCCGGCCGCCAGTTCAACGCCGTGACGAACTTCGCGCCGAACGCGGAAGGTATCTGCGGCTTGAAAGCGGTCGCCATGTACGGACGCGCCGGCCAAAGTTGGAACCCGAACGTTTCAACGCGGATCCGCCGGGCGCGCGAAGACACCGTGATGTGCCGCAACGAAGCCGGGCGCCGCTGGCTGGCGTTCAACGCCGACGCCTACAAGGAACGGGCGCAACTGGCGTGGAACGCGGAGATCGGCGAACGCGGCGGCCTGTCGATTTTCGACGGCGGGGCGAACCACTCCAAGTTCGCAATCCAAGTCGCGAACGAACGCCTCAAGGAGAAGACCAAGATCCGGGGCTCCAACGGGCAGGAGCGCTGGAAGTACGAATGGAAGACGAAGGAGCCGCACGACTACGGCGACTGTCTCGCCATGTCGCGCGCGCTGGCGGCGAACGAGGGACTGACCGCAGACGGGAAGCCCGGCCGCAGCGCTTCGACTTCGGAGAAGATCGTCATCGGCACGGCCGCCGGAGCCGTCACACCGTCCGAAGAGAAGACGGCGGACAAGGGCGACGAGACGCCCGGAAGTTTTGACACCCAGCCGAGCATTTGCATCGGCCACGCATGAAAGGAAACGCCATGAACCAGCAACACTTCGCGGAACGTCCTACGGCTACGAGGTATTCGCCAAAGGCGAACACGTCGGCTTCATTTCGACGAGCCGCACACAGAACCCGGACAAGTACGACCACCGCGACGTGGCGCCGCGCAACTATTCGCGGCACGAAATCCGCCCGAAGCGGACGAGCGGCTGTCCGTGGTATTGACCGCCGCGAGTTATCCACACAATTTGACAACTTGACGACAACTTGCCGCCCCGTTCGCCGGGCGGCATTTTTTACGCGGCGGCAAATGGTGGAAAGGAAGAACCATCATGGCGAAACTCACAGACCGCACCGCGTTTGTCGGTGAAGTGTTGGTGGCGACGTTCGAGACGTTGCCGACCGACGCGACCGCCGTCAAAGTCCTGCTGGCGGACGACACCAAAACGGAATCGGTGGAAGCGACGAAGGACGGCGACCGCTGGAACTTCGCGCACACGCCGACCGAACTGTCCGGCAACGTTCGCTGGTTCCTTCAAGTTTACAAACAGGAGCGGATGAGCGTCGCCGCGTCCGGGACGATTTACCTCCGCCCCACCGTCTCGAAATACCGGGCGATCGTCGCCGCGATCGAGAACGCCCTGCAGAACTGGGGCTCGAATCCGAACAAGCGGATTCAATGCGGCGAATTGACGGTCGAGTACAAAGACCGCGAGGAACTTGTCGGGCTGCTGTCCTACTGGCGGGGCCGTGCCGAAGACGACGAAAACGGAAACGCGCCCTCGTCCGGGCCGCGCATTGTGAAAGTGAGGTTCTAAATGTTCGGATTTTTCAACCGCGCGAAGAAAGTCGGCAAGGGGCCGACCGCCGTCACAGGGGCGCAAGCCGTCCGCTCGTTCGGCGTCGCCGAAATGGGGCGCGAACTGTCGCCGTGGGTTTTTGACGGCGGCTTCTCCAACGTCGAGATCGCGGCGGCGCTGGCGACAATCCGCACCCGGTCGAGGGATATGCAAAAAAACTCGCCGCAGTTTTCGCAATACTTCCGCCAGTTCAAGAACAACGTGGTCGGGCGCGGCTTCACGTTGAGGGCGCAGCCGTGCGAAGCCGTCGGCGACCCGGCGATCGACGAAGCGGCCAAGGCGTTTATCCAGTACCACTTTTGGAAATGGTCGAAAGACCGCGACGAAGTTGACCTGACCGGCCGCAAGTCGTTCGCGCGAATGTGCCGCCTTGTAGCCGAGAACTGGGCGCGCGACGGCGAGGGAATCATCCTCATCGAGCGCAACGCGCCGACGGTGTACGGGCTTCAACTTCGCGTCGTCCGCCCGGACGCGCTGGACGAGAAGATGAACGGGCAGGGCTTCACGGCCAACACGGTCATCCGCAACGGCGTCGAGATCGACCGCCGGACGAAACGCCCGGTCGCCTACTACTTCAACGGGACGGCGGAAGACCCGATGGCCGCGTGGTACAACTCGAAACCCTACGTCCGCGTCCCGGCGTCCGACGTTATCCACATCTTCACGCAGCACGACGAATGCCAAACGCGCGGAATCCCGCTCGGCCACGCCAGTTTGAAGAAGGCGAAAATGCTGGACGAGTTCGACCTCTCCGAACTTGTCGCCGCCCGTGACGAAGCGAACACGACGGGAATCTTCCACGCGCCGGCCGACCGCGAAGACGAGATCAAGAAACTAAACGAGGACACGGCCGCCAGCAACTACGTCTGCCAAAAGTCCGAGCCCGGCACGAAGTACGTCCTCCCGCCCGGCTGGGACTACGACCCGAAGACGCCGCAGCACCCGAACCGCGAGGTGTCGTCGTTCAAGAACTCCATGCTCCGGGACGTGGCAAGCGGCCTCGGCGTCGAATACGCCTGTTTCGCGAACGACTGGGCCGGCGTTTCGTTTTCGTCCGTCCGGGCCGGCACACTTGCCGAGCGCGACAACTACACGACGCTGCAGGACGACTTTGTGGAAATGGTGGTCGCCCCCGTCTTCAAGGCGTGGCTGGCGCAGTTCCTCACACGGACGATCGCGAACCCCTACGTCCCCAGCGACTTTGCGCGGCTTTGCGAGTTCGAGTTCCAAGCCCGGACGTGGGCGTGGGTTGACCCGATGAAGGACGTACAGGCGGACGCGATCGCCGTCGAACACGGCTGGAAGACCAACGAAGAGGTGACCGCGCAATACGGCGGCTCCGACTTCAAGGAGAACTGCGCACGACTTGCGGAAGAAAACGCCGCGAAAAAACAGGCCGGGATTTTGACCGCGCCGCAAATAACGAAGGGCGAGAAGCCCGGAAAGGAAAAAGATGAAGGTGAAGAGTAAGACACTCATGCGCCTCACCCGCGCGGACGACCAGAGGAACGACGGGCGCGTATTCCGCGCTTCGGAGATCGAGGTCGAACACGCAGAGGGACAGGAAGCGGTCGTCCGCGTTTCTGTTTCCAGCGAGACGCCCTACCCGCGTTTCATGCGCGACCCGGAAACGCAGGACTGGGTGCGCTGTCTCGAAGTCCTCGGCCACAAGGCGGAAGAGATCGACGACAGCCGGATGCGCGACGGGCTTGTCATTCAAGACACCCACTGGGGCGACCAAGTGGGGCTTATCCGCAAGCCCGAAATCAAGGACGGCAAGATCCGGGGCGTGATTGAGTTTTGCAGCGGCGCGCGCGCGAAGGAGATCGAGAGCGACGCCAAGAAAGGCCTCCGGCGCAATATGTCGGTCGGCTACATCGTCAACGAGTACGAGCGCGCCGGGGTTGACGAGAAGACGAAAATGCCCATCTTCCGCGTGACGAAGTGGACGCCCTACGAGGCGTCGTTTGTCAACGTCCCGGCGGACACCAATGTAGGCGTAGGCCGAGTGGCTGAACCTCAAACACAAACCAAAGGCGCGGCGATCGATACGCCGACTGCCTACAACAACAAAAAGGAAAAGCACATGGATCCTAAGCAGATCGCCGCACTTTACGCCAAGGCCGAGCGCGCGCACATGAAGAACGCCGACGTGCAGAAACTCATCGGCGAGAACAAGACCTACGAGGAGTGCCTCGACATTATCGCCGAGCGCGCTTGCGCGTATGCCGACGAACTGGCCGCGAAGACGGTCACCGTCAAGACGGTCGATCCGGCCAAGCCCGGCGACACCGCCAAGCCCGACAAGCCGCAGACCGTGCGCGAAATCTTCGACGCCGGGGACGAGAAGCAGATCGTCAAGCGGTACAACATCATGAACGTCTTCCGCGCCCTTGCCCATGAGGGAACGGCGGACGTCGGTTTCGAGCGCGAGGTCAGCGACGAGATCGCCAAGGCGAACAACAAGGAAGCGCGGGGCTTCTACGTCCCGGAGTCCGTTTTCGTCAACGCGATGCGCTACCACCGCGCGATGACGGGCAAGACCAACGTCTCCGGGCATATCGACGGCAACGGCGCCGCGCTTGTTTCGTCCGACCTCCTGTCGGCGTACTACATCGACGAACTCGTCGCGACGACGATCCTCGGCGCGGCTGGCGTCGGCACGGTCAACGGCCTTGTCGGTGATATCCTTCTCCCGAAGGGTACGGCCGTCACCGCCGACTGGATTGCCGAGAAGGACAAGTCGACCCGCAAGACGCCGACCTTCTCGCAGGTTCCGGGAACGCCGCACACTTGCGCCGCGAACGCCGTCCTGTCGCGGAAGTTGATGCTCCAGTCCTCGATTGGTGTTCAGGCGCTTGTCACCCGTCTCATCCTCGAAGCGATCGGCCGCGCGGTCGAAGCCGCGACGTTCGACGGCACGGGCTCGAACAACCAGCCGACCGGCCTGTCCCGGACGAGTGGCGTCCAGTCCGTCAGCATGACGGCCGACAAGCCGACGATGGCGAACATGGTCGAGTTTTGGGAGAAGGTTTACACCGCGAACGCCAACGGCGGCTCTATGAAGTACATCGGCAGCCCGGCGGTCAAGGCGCTCCTCCGCAAGACGCGCGACTTCACCACCGTCAAGAACGTGGCCGGCACCGAGAACGTCGGCGGCGTCGGGGGCGAGTTCCTTTGCACGAAGGACGGGCAGATCGAGGGCTACGACTTCATTATGTCGGGCCTTTGCGACGCCAAGAAGTTGTACTTCGGCAACTGGAACGAGATCCTCATGGCGTTTTGGTCGGGCATTGACGTGACGGTCGACCCGTACACGTTGAGCGACCAGGGCGCGTGGCGCGTTTCGGCGTTCCAGGACGCGGACGTCATTGTCCGCCACCCGGAGGCCTTCGCGATCGGCACGGCGCGCTCCTAATCGGGCAAGCCGGAACCACGGCGGCGCGGCCAATGAAACCCGCCGCCGAATCCGCAACACGAAAGGAACCACACAATGAAGAAGGTCGCACTTTTTGGAATCCTTGCCGCGTTCGCTGCTACGGCGTTCGCCGCTTTGGAGTTTTCCGCCGCGCGCGCGATCGACGTGCTGGCCCCGCAGTCCATTTCGTCGGGGGCGACCAACACGGCCGCCGCCGTCGTCCACGGGTTGAAGGGAACCAGCGAGGTCGTCGTTTACGCGAACGCACAGGCGAACCGCACCGCCCTCAACGTCACGCTGTGGACGACGAACGCGGTCGACGGCGGCTGGTCGATTGTCGCCGAAGCCACCACCACGAACAAGGCGGCGACCATTGTCCGCGTCCCGTTCCCCGGACAGGACGTCGCCAGCGACGTGAAGGTCGGGGTCGGCTCTATCGGCGGCGCGACGACCGCCGGGGCGTTCATTCTGTCCTACTAACGGGAGAACGCCAAATGGGACTCTGCGAAGATTTCCGCAACGCACTCGGCAGCATAGCCGACGCCATGCCCGACGCGACGCACCGTTTGCGCCACGGCGAGAACGAGCAGGGCCCGGTCGTGCAGTCGCGTTCGCGGGACTTCGCGGAGACCGTTTCCGAAACCGAACCGGCCGAGGTGACACGCGTCATCGCGAACGCCGAGAACTTCCCCACACTTGACGACGGCGAAGCCGTGGAACTGGACGGGTCGCTCCGCGTCGTCACATCTTTGAAGACAGACCCGGTCGGCGCAACATTCACGGTCGGGCTTTCGGCCGAGTTCGAGAAGACGCCGGCCGCGTACAGGGGATGCCGCCGGGAAAACGGCAGCCGCCGCGACTTCAACCACGCGCTGGACGTTCTCACGTTGGAGAACGGGACGGCGGACAACTTCTCGGACGCGCTGGCGCCGACCTACGCGACCGCCTACGTCGTCGCCATTCGCAAAGAGGACTGGCCCGAAAAGACGAACCCGGAGCCGTCCGACACAATCGAGATCGCAAAGGACGGCTACGCCGTCGCGCTCAAAGTTTCCACCGCCACCCGGCACGACGGCTGGTTCATTCTCAAATGCCGGACGAGGGGCTGAACATGGAACCGGCCCTCGACATTTCCGCCCAAATCCCGGAGGCGACCGTTCGCGGCTTTGTCGCCGCGTTCACCCGGTACAAGGACGACCTCGGCAACTCACAGGCGAACGCGATCCGTCGCGGAACCATTGCGCTGATAAAGTCCCTGCGCGCTCGGACGCCGGCCACGAAGAAGCGGATCCCGCGCCGCGCCGTCCAAAAGGGAGCGAACACCAAGGGCCAGCGGTACTTCCGCGTCAAGGGCCACGAATACCACTGGTTCGAGGTAAACCGCCTGACCGCCGACGGACGCGAGACGAAGCACTACCTCGGCGACAGCGCCGCCGAAGTTTGGAGGGAGCGGGGCGGAATCTACCGCAACAAACTCGCGAAGAAGTCGTGGGGGCATTTCATGCAGTTGCTGTTCGGGCGCGCCGCACCGAACGACAACCCGAACGCGAAGGTCACGGAAAAGATGGCCCACGGCTACCTTCGCGAGATCGTCACCGGGAACCAGCCGCGCGTGGACGTTCTCATCGTCAACGAGTTGGACTACATCACCAAGGCGCTGACGCCAGACCAACTGGACGACGCCATGCGCGCCGCGACCAACTACATCAACGGGCAGATTGACAAGGGCATAGCCAAGGCCGGAAAGGAACTGCCGACATGAGCCCCGCCGAACTTATCACACGCCGCCTCAAGACGCGGATCGAGAACGCCGGGGCGAACGTCCCGGTCGAATCCTTGCTGCTGCAAGCGCTCGAAGGAGAGAAGAAGTCCACCGCGTCGTCGGGAATCCTTCTCACCGTCCACATTTCGGAACAGTTGGAAGAGCCGCTCCCGCACTACAAGTTCGAGGTGAAAGCGCGCCTCGTTTGCTCGATCGACGACGACAAGAGCGGCGAGACGTTCCGGGAGAACTACGAGGCGCTTTGGGCCGCGTTCGACTTCCTTGCGCGCGCGGACAACTGCGGCGAGTTGGGCGACGAGGACGACGATCCCGAAGAGGGCGGCGACCCCATCCAGCACGTCTTCGCCGTTGACGGCTTCCAGTTGGGCAGCGGCGATGAGCCGGACTACCAAGAGGACGACAACGGCGGAACGTGGACGACCACTTTTTCGGCGACCCTCACGGGCCGCGCTAACTAAACCCCCAAAAAGGAGAAAACACAATGAATGATGGATTCAGCGCGGCCGAGGATTATTTCAGCCCCAACGCCGCCCTTGTTGCGAAGTCGTCGCAGGACGGCAAGACCAGTTCGGTCGCCGAAGCGCCGGACGAGTACGGCGACACCGCCGCGCACGACGTTTACGGCGAACTGCTCAACCCGTCGGTCGAGTACGCGGTCAAGGCCGCGATCACGAAGACGACGACCCTTTGCGTTCTCGGCTCGATCCACACGATCAACAACAAGAAGGTGATGCTGACGACGTGCGCGATCACGACGGGAGCCGGAAACCCGCCGACCGTCACCCTGTCCGGCGTCGAGGTCGAAGCGGACGCGACGGCGAAGCGCACCTACCCGGTGAAGATCGACCTCCTGCCACGCAGCAAGGCGCAGGACGTGGCCGGCGCGTTCACGGCGTCGACGAAGTTCACGCAGATCAACACGACCTTCTCGGTCGACCCGCACGTGCAGACCGTCGGCGGCACCCCGGTCGCGTCGGACGCCAGCCACGGCAAGGTCGAGGTCGCGGCGACCATGACGGACGGCGACGGCACGGGCGTCATTTCGGCGGCGACGGCCGGCGGCTTCACCGTCACGGCGGCTCCGGCCGAAACCGACCCGGACGCGAACTACATCACCCGCGCGGCGACCGCGACGAAGTTCCTCACGGGAACCGAGGGAACCCCGGTGACGGCGCAGAACCCGAACGCGGGTGGCGGCACGTCCGGCACGGGCGGCGGCACGTCCGGCACGGGCAACCAGTAAGGAACGGCCGTGAACTGTCCCACATCCGAACTGGCAGCGGGTGACCTTGACGACTTGCGCGCCGAGGGACTGAAACCGACCGACGAGGACGTTATCATCCTTCACGCGCTGGCCCGGAAGATCACAGACGGCCCGGAAACGACAGCATTCAACACACCCCGGTGGGCAACCGCCGGAGGTGTTGTTTTTTGGGAACCGACGATGGCGGCGCGCTTTTGGTACGGCTACGCCAAACAGTTCGCCGACAACCAAGACGTCGAGGACTGGATGTTTGCGTTCGCTTGCGTACACGGACGCGACCGCAAGTTCCTCGACAACTTGCACGACCCGGAAGAGATTGAATGCGCGCTCGGCTGTTTCATGTCGTCATTCACGGGAACGCACGAAGAGATGGAACGAGCCGCGTTTTTCGTCGCAATGGGAATCGACGAGGTTGAAGCCGAGAAAACGAAAATCGCAAAAGCGAAGGAAGAACAGGACAACGCGCTGACAGACCGCGAACAGCGGAACTTCGCGGCGCTCGAAGACATCCTCGACAGGGCGGCGGCAGCAACCGGGCTCACGTTCGACGACCTCATGACACAGACCCCCTCGCGACTTCGCGGCATGATTTACGCCGCCCACGTCCAAGCCGGAATGGAGATGACGAAGACGAGCGCGAAAGCCCACGCGGACTACCTCGCGACGTTGGACGCCATTTC